GGTCCACCCGATCGGCAATCCCATGAGCCACTCGACCCACGTCGGATTCAACGTCCCAGATGTCTGAGCCTTGTTGTCGGTGTGCTGAACTGCTACGTCCAGCGTATCCATACTCACTTTGCCATTGCGTATCCTGCCGCCCTTGTAACCTCCCTTGTGATCTCTCGCTGAGGGTGTCGGCCAGAGGCGCACTGCGCCCCCAAGAGTCACGCCTCGGTTCGGGCGATCCGGGTCCCCGCCCAGCTGGATGTTGTCCTGCGCCGTTGGCGTCGGCCAGAATGTAGACCCGCTTTCTCTGATGAGGTGCGCCACATTCCGCCGCGCTAAATATTCCGAACGACGCCTCGTAACCAATGCCTTCCAGATCTTCGATGACCTCTCTGAGTCCGAGAGAGAGGTGTCCTTCGACGTTTTCAAAGAAACATTGAACAGGTCGAACTGCTGTGATGATGTCGCAGATGTAGGGCCAGAGATGTCTCGGGTCTTCTTTTCCTCGGCGCTTGCCGGCACGCGAGAATGGCTGGCATGGATAGCCGCCAGTGATGAGGCAAACTCTGTCTCGAAAAGGCTCCACTGGCAGGGTTTTAAGATCCGTCCAGATAGGACTGGGAGCCAGCTGACCCGCTTCCATCTTCGCAACCAGGTTGGCAATGGCGAAGGCTTCGATCTCCACATGAGCGAGGACTCGATGTGCAAACCCGGCAAGCTCAAGTCCTCTTTCGATGCCACCATATCCGCTGCAAAGCGAGAGGACAGTGGGCAGTTGCGCGGAAGAATCCACAAACTATTTGCCGTTCCCGTTCTTCTTCATCACCACCTGACTGCCATAAGCCGCTCCAATCACCCCGGTCATCGCGATATAAAACATGTCGCTGATGCTCCCAATCGTGCTCAAGCGCTCGGCAGAAACAGGAGCAAAAGCCAGCAGCGGATAGACAACCATTGCAATGAGCGCCACCCAGCTCTGCTGACGCATGGAGTCATCGCGCTCGAGCTTCGCACTCAGCAGCGCCTCATCCTCAGTAACCCGGCCATCACCATCGAAATCCGTAATCTCAGGGCTCACTTGCTAACTCCCTTCACGCGCTCATAGCTTCTTCCACCTGACAGCCCTAACATCCCAAGCAGTAAGGGCATCATCACGCCCGAGTCAGCTTGAGGAATCACCACGCCAAAACCCGCCGCAATGGGTGCAATGAGGAAGTTCACCATGAGGCCAAGCACGCACGTATATCCCGCCAAAGGCCGCCAACTTGATTGAAACCAGTTGCCTTTAGCATCAAGTTTCAACACTTCGATTTGCTGGAGCAGTCTTTCCTGCAAATGTTTTTCCGACATGGTAGAAATCTCATGCGCCAGACGATTCTTGGTGTCGGCATCTGGGATGAACTTGTCGAGCAGCCCGGTCACTGGGCCTATGAGTTGGGAAATCATTGCGCCTCCTAAAACGGCACGTCGGTGGTTGATTCAAAAATCGGCCTGATAAACTCGTGCCGATGTCGTGTCTTCGAGTCAGCCATCTCGAAAACTTCAAATTGATTGTTGGCAACCCACGTTTGCATGAGCATCTTGATCTTCCCCTTAACGCTCTTGTCAGCAACATCCAGCTCGAGCACGTCAGCTACGGCATTGCCGCACCAGCTCTTCGACCGAGCGTCCCAGCGGTAATCCTGTCCTGCCAGAGCACGCTTCACGGCCTCGAGGTCATCTGTCGTAACGTCAGCGAAGGGGTCAGGCCAGTGCCACTCTGCGACCACCTGAACGTTGTCGCCATTGGGCAGGTCGACCGATTTCAATTCGCGCCAGCTGTTGTCTGTCGTCGGTGGTGCGAGGTTGTCCTTGCTATCCGCCTCTCTGGTGTAGCGCCACGCCTGATCCTCATCGATGTCAGCGAGGCGCGCCTCATCGGGACTCATCTTGACCAGCCGCCTCACATGCCGCGCAGCATCAGTCAGCGATGAAGCGCCACGCGCATCATCGAAGCTGACGCCGTTGCGATTGGGCTGTGCCTTGCGCGTGTGATGCACAATCTCTACTGAGCAGTTTGCTGCGTCAGCGATCCTCCCCCAGCTCTTAACCACGGTATCGATGGCTGCGTTGTCGTTCTCTGATGCGTTGTGCGTGCTGACAAAGGGATCAATAATGATCACGTCGATCTTCGCGCGAAGAACAAATTCAATAATGAGATCAGTAATTGGGCTCGCCACCGTGTGGCCGTTTATTTCTTCAGTGATCACGAGACGCTCGTCTCTGCCGGAGTTAACAAAGAGCGACTCACTAACCTCGTCAGGCTTGATGTTGTAGTAGATCATGATGCCGGCGATCCGACGCTGCAGCTCTTCGTAGGGGTCCTCCAGGTTCCATACCCAGACGTTTCGTTTCTCGGTATCTATGCCAAGCAGATTCCTTCCGACTGACATGGCGACCGCCTCACACAATGTGAGCGCTGTCTTACCTGTACCACCCCCTGCGACTGTTACGCTAATAAATTTGCGAATGAAATGTTTTCCATAAATCCACTCTCTTTTTGGGATAGCAGAAAAATCTGTGAGCGAAAATACTCGCGGCTCCAGCCCGTGGCGGGAGTGCTCAACTCGCTCTTTGATTTCAACCAGCGCGTTTTCAGACTTTCGCCCGTGCGTATTCCAAATTGAATTGACGGTCTGTCGCAGCTCTCCTCTGGATAGTGGCGGCTCGTTGTTCTCGTTCCACTTGGTCAGGTGATCGATCGTTTCATCGAGGCAGTAGCCTCGGTTGATCAATGATCCGGCCAGCCTGGCCGCTTCATTGTTACGCTCTCCCTCTCTAACGCTCGTCTCACTCACGCTAAAGCTAAGCGGTGCACCATTGTTATATTGTTGTATGTTTTCGAGGTCTTCGTCTGAGAGTGTCGGCAGGTCATGCCACAGGGTGTCGAATCCCTCGGTTAGCTGTTCAGTGTAAGTCGCCCCTGACTCATGCCTGCTGCCTGGTGCTATTACCACCCCACCAGCCCCGCGAATATCTATCTTGGCGTCGGCGTTGACTGAATTGCGGATTGTCAGGTTAGGATTCGCGCGAAAATAATAGTGACGGCCACGGGATGTCTGAACGGTGCGAGGCGTGAATGTCAGGTTATCTGAAATCCATCGTTCAGCCTCTGCACTGTCAGCATCAACCACAGTGATCTGCTGGCCGGTGATGATTGCGAAATTGCATTGGGAGTATCGATCACTGTTGAGCCACTCGTCTACTAAATCGTCAGGCGGTTGTTCGTGTTGCCACCTTGCCCATGGCACCACTGGGTGCTTGCGGATCGGGTGCGCAGGAACAACAGTCAGTCCCTCTTCCCACAATCGCGCGGCTTCATCGCGCGCAGTCATCTCAAGCATCTGGCCAAACCGCTGGTGCGATGTCTTCAAAACTCAACCCGAGTTTGTCGCAGAGCCCCAGAATTTGTTTGGCGGGAATACGACCACGATCCCGCCAGGCATAGATTGCCGCCCGGCTCACATTGATTTCTTTTGCGAGCGCCGTCACTCCGTAGTCGGCGATTTTGGTCCATATAAATTGGGTCATATTGGGTGACACATGTTCTAGCTAGGGTGTCACTTTTTAGCGCCATTCGTTCTTGGAATCAAGCGCCTTGGGTTGCGTTTCCAGTGGGCTGCGATTAGGATGTCGCGGAATGACACAATTTGTCACGCCATGACACAACTCTGGAGGCCGGAAAAATTTCTAACAATTTGTTTCGAGAACGTTTACAGAATTTACGTCGGGCGCGCGACTGGAGCTATCGACAGATGCAGGCGGCCCTGCTTGAGCAGACTGGCCTAAAAGTTTCGCACCAGACACTTCGAAAGTGGGAAGTGCTTGAGGATCAGCGTATCCCTGGACCGGATAAAATTGAAGCGCTGTGCACCCTGTTCGCGGTTCAACCAAGATTTTTTCTGGAAGACCTTATCGGCCCGTCTTTCAACTCACCAAAAAATTCAAGAATCAATCGGTGGACTGATGTAGATGCACTACGGGAAGAGGATCACGAGTTGCTGCTCGCAATCAAAGCTAGGTTGCTGTCGAAGCGAGACTCCAGCTGAGTGACAGCCGGAGCCTGCTTTTCTCAGACTGAGTAGAGGTAGCGAAAGGTATAAAAGTTTTTTTGCTTTTTCGCAAACGCATAAATTTCAGGGAATAGCGGCTTCGGCACCTCACAGTAAGCTTGCACTGTTTTCATGTCCGCGTCTCGGTCGTCAAAAACAGCGTGGCCATCTCGCGTGGCAACTTGAAACCGGCAGTAAAATCTAAGCACGTCCGCTTCGATTTCCCACGGCTGCACATCGATCCAGCCGAACCTCGCGCCAGCTGTACAATCCACCATCGGCGTTTGATCGATTCTTGCCCGAATCGCACGTCGATATTTGACTGAAGCTACCTGATACCGTGGGCTGGCTGTCCAAATGCATTTTTCTTTTTCATCCATGTCGCACCAGAACACGCCATCGTAGTCGACGAAAGATGCTTTGCGCTGAAATGGCGGAATCGCAAACGGGTGAAATGCTTGCATCGTTTCGCTGGCTCGCAGCAACCACTCGGCTGCTGTCCGACTCAGACCGCCTTTTGTTCGCGCCTTCTCACTAGGGTTAGTAATTTTGATACCACTCACCACCCCTTCTTGCCACCCCGCTGTTTGTTTCGAATTTTTCGCAATCCATGCCTCTGCTTCAGCACGCGAAAAACTGGGCGTATGATTTTTGAAATCAGGAAGTTCAACCAGCCTCGGCATTTCATCCCGAAACCAGAAAACCTCTTCTTTAATCCCGTGATCACGTAGCGACGGCTTCAGTTTGCCGTTCAAAATTATTTTTTTTATGGCGAGTGCTTCTCGATTGCTCGCCGTCATTTTTGTTTCTACTTCTGCTTCTGCTTCTACTTCTACTTCTGCTTCTACTTCTGCTTCTGCTTCTACTTCTGCTTCTGCTTCTACTTCTACATCTGCCACCGTCGACCCCCTAGTCTACTCGTTAGTTAATAGTGCCTCTGGTTCTTTCTTAGTCGCCTTGTTCACCATAGCTTCCACCATGGTTTGCAGCAGTGCGAAATCCTCTTCTGAAATGAAATCAAGATCCTTCAACCGGGCCGCACGACCTATCTCTCCATCCTCCGCTGGGACGTGCCCATACTCGGCGAGCGCAGACAGGGACTTTTCGAAAAACACTGCCAGCCAAGTCACGATGATGTGATTTGGCGGCCTCTTGCGGTTGTCGCGTTCGTAGGCGCTATAATGTTGGTGGCTCCAGTGGAGCCCTGGGATGTTCTCGTTCAGAAAATTAACCACGTCTCGCTGCGAGCAGCTGCCATCTCGCTCAGCCTTTTGCTGCCGAGCGATTTGCAATTTCCGCCCAAACGACAATCGAGCCATGTCGTCGTTGTTATCACTCATCTCTCTTTCCTAAAAATTGAAACACTGGCATCTTCGCCCAAGACGATCACTAATGTCAACATTTTGTTGAATTTACGATTACCATGAAATTTTTCTTGCGTGCTAGTTTTTCTTGCGCTAGTGTGAAAATTCAACAACTGGAGAAAAACATGGGCGACGTAATCTCAATGGCGGCAAGCAAACAAGCTGGAAAAGTCGCGGAAAAAGTTTTTTGGGATTTCGTTAATTCAGCCTACGCCGGCCAGTTTGATTTCGATTTTATCGACCCGAATACTGGCGTTGAAAATTTCCTCGTCTACTCGCAAACGCCCGTGGATAGGGACATGATGATCGAGAATGCAGTTGAGTTCATACCGGCCTATGAGGACAACGTGCCGCGAATCGGGCTGGTCCTTTCTGACGACAAATCGCTCCTGGTTATGCAGATCGCAGACAAGCGCTACCACAAATTTTTACCACTCGAGCTCGGCATCATCCTCGAACCATTTGGGCGTGAGAAGTTCTCTCGAGTTGTCACTCTCCAAGACACAGCTGCCACTTTGTAGTTGACATTTTTTTTCTCTGGGTTTAGTGTTTTTTTAATTGACAACTCAGGAGAGTCAAATGGCAGCTATTGATTTACATCACAACGAACCAAACTTGGACCGCCTTGCGGAGCGCTGGCTGCAGGAAAAAGAACTCGAAGACAGCTGCAAAAGACGACGCATTGAGCTTGAGACAGAGATGCTTCCACTGCTAAGCCATCGACCAGAGGGACAGACTTCAACTAAAACAAATCAGGGGCGACAGATTGTGTTGAAGACGAAACTCAATCGCACACTGGACGGCGTTGAGCTGAACAAAATTCGAGACAAGATTCCAGCGGACCTACTGCCGCTTCAGGCAAAAGAGGTTTTGGATTTGAAGCGACTGCGCTATTTGCAGAACAACGAACCAGAAACGTATCGACTGCTCGCTGGCTGCATCACAACAAAACCAGCTAAACCAAACATCACAATAGCGACGGCGTCACCAGACTCCTGCAAGAGTGATTGAGGGGGGTGTGGATGGGGTGCTGGCGAACCCTGAAGCGGGCGGGAGCCCCCCGTTCCTTTCTCCCGCTCGCACGCCAACCAATTAACTAAGGGGAACCTATGGCATTCAATCTAGACAGTATCAAAAAAACAACCGGCCTTTCGCGGCCACCAATGATCTGCGTGCACGGCACCAGCGGAGTTGGGAAAACAACCATGGCATCAGAGGCACCAGCGCCGGTATTCATTCAAACCGAACTCGGCGAGGGACTGCTGGAGCTGAACACGTTCGGTCTCGCCAGCAAATACGAAGACGTGATCGAGGCGATCGATGCGCTGCGCAGCTCGAACCACGATTGGTCAACGCTGGTTATCGACAGTGTAGATCATCTCGAGCCTCTAATTTGGAAACATGTTTGCGCAGAGAACAAATGGGCCTCAATCGAAGCTCCTGGCTACGGTCGGGGCTACATAGAAGCAGCCCTAGTCTGGCGAGAACTAATGGCGTCGTTAGATGAATTGCGCAAAGAAAAGAACATGGTGATCATTCTTATTGCGCACTCTGAAATAAAACGATTTGAAGACCCGATCAATGGTTCGATTGATCGTTATCAGATGAAGCTTCATAAACATAGCTCAGCCATTTTGGTTGAAACAGCTGACGTTGTGCTCTTCGTGAAACACAAGGTGACGATGCGTAAGGAAGACAAAGGATTTGGCGTGAAGGTGAACAAAGGCATCGCAACCAATGAACGAATTATGTGTACGACCGAGTCGCCGCACTTCGTGGCGAAAAACAGATACGACTTGCCACCTGAGTTGCCGCTCGGTTGGTCAGATTTTGAAGAAAATGTTTATAAGGAGAAAAAGGCATGAGTTTTAGTTTCAAGGCGGAAGCAATTCAAGAACAGCAGTATCAGGAGGACATCCCCGTCCCTGCCGGCCAGCACACGCTGGTCATCTATGACCACGCATATCGGGAGAATGCCAAACAGAACGGGCACTGGCTGCGGCTGCATTTTGAGGTGAAGGGCGGCCCTGCTACTGGTCAAACTTTTGTCCAGTTTTATAACGTCCAGCACGTTAACGAAACGGCTGAGAAGATAGCAAAAGAGGAGCTTAGCTCCCTGTGCCGAGCGGGAGGCATTGATGGATTCGGCGACCCTGACGAGTTAATCGGTTTGGAGTTCGATGCGG